TTAGAAATCGAAAAAGACGTTACCAAATTTTGGCGACGTCTTTTTTGGTTCTGTGCCGGTTGCGAGGGGTGAAAATCAGTGATTTTACCTCCTCAGAGCTGACAGCGAACCCTGCCGTCCGGTTCGTTTCTCAGCTCGCAATGCCGTGCCAGGCACGCCCCCTCTGTGTCTGGCTCGGCGCCCTTAAGGAGGGACTATGCAAACAACCCAGACGCCTATCAACTCGTTAATCTTCGCCGAGTATAACCCACGTCAAATAAGCAAGCACGACTTCCAAAAGCTCGTCCAATCAATCAAAGAGTTCGGCTTTATTGAGCCGGTCGTTATCAACAAAGACAAAACCATTATCGGCGGCCATATGCGAGTGCGAGCCGCTAAAGAACTCAATATGGCTGAAGTTCCTTGTGTCGAGGTCGATTTGCCTAAAGAAAAGGAAAAAGCCCTTAATCTTGCCCTAAACCGCATTCACGGCGAGTGGGATGAGCAAAAACTAGCCGAGGTACTGTTTGAACTCGAAAATATGCCGGAGCTTGAGCTAACTGGCTTTAGCGAATCAGAAGTTGCCAAAGTGCTCGATACGGTTCGTCTGGCTAAAGAAGATGAATTCGACGTTAAGAAAGAGCTCGAGTCCATAAAGGAACCAGTTACCAAACAAGGCGACCTTTACCAGCTCGGCCGGCATCGTTTGTTGTGTGGCGACGCTACTGTCACAGAGGATTGGAGCCGCCTGATGGGTGACGAAAAGGCCAATCTTATCTTTACCGACCCACCCTACAACGTGAATTATGAATCTCCAGCTGGGAATACCTATTCCTCAACCAAATACGGCGACTCGGGCAAGATATTTAACGATAACAAGAGCGATGAGGACTGTGTCGCTTTCTACACCGAGGTTCTTAAGCACTGTTTAACTTATTCCGCTGACGATACCCCAATCTATTGGTGGTTTGCTAATAAGAATAACCATCTCAACCGTCTGGCCTTTGAACAAGCCGGCTGGTATTTCTCGCAAATTATTATTTGGCTCAAAAACTCCTTTGTTTTCAGCCGTGGCCAAGATTATCACCGCGTCTACGAACCCTGCATGTTTGGCTGGAAAAAGGGCAAGACTCACTACGTCAACAAGCAGTATGGCAATTTAGCTGATGTCTTTAATACCAACTTTGCCGAATTCGAGGAGATGCTCGACATTTGGTACGCCCATCGTGACAACACGAACGACTACGTCCACCCCACCCAAAAACCAACAAAGTTAGCGGAACGTGCTCTCAAACGCAGCTCAAAGATCGGCTCGATTGTTGTTGATGCCTTTGGTGGCTCCGGTTCAACCCTCATCGCGTGCGAGAACATGAACCGCATCGCTTACCTCATGGAACTCGACCCGAAGTTTGTCGATGTAATTATCAAACGGTGGGAACAGTTCACCGGCGAGAAAGCGGTAAAGCTATGAGCCTACAGGTAAATAGGAAAAAGAGCGGCCAGCACTTTCTTGGCATCACGCCGCTTAATAAACTGCCGTTCCGTCTCATCCACGCCTTCCTGCTGGTTCAGTGCCTCGTAGGCACCCTGCATCTCCTGATTCGTCACATAGGTGGTAATCTTTCGCTCCCGAAGATCTTCAGGCAGTTCTTCCCACTCAAGAGTAAAGCCACCAAACTCCGGCAATTCAGGTCGACCGTTCTTAATGTTGTTGATCATATTGCTCCTTTACTAAAACCTAAACGGAAATTCATCAAGAATATCATCCTCGGCTGCTTCCCGTTTTTTCTTATTAATATCTTCCTCGCTAAGTCCCTTCTTAAACGGGAACCAGCGTCCTTCAGCGTCCAAAAAGGCAACGTATTTATCAATTTTCTCCCGTCGCACAGTCGGGCTAAGCTCCTCCCACTCAAGGGTGAATCCATAATTGCGGATACCTTCTTCCATATATTTCCTTTCTTTAGGGGCGTATTAGGCCATAAGTTCATCTAATTTGCAAGAGGTCGTATGAAGTATTCTAGCGAAAAAACCGAAGAAATTTGTAAACTCCTTGAAACTGGCTTGCGCCGTGAGGACGCCATAATCCTAGCCAGTGTTTCCGAGACGCAGTTTTATGTGTGGCTCAAAAAACCGGAGTTTGCGGAGTCTATAAAAAAAGCAGAACTGAAAAACAAACAACGCAGTATCGTCATCATTCAAAACGCCTCCAAGCAAACGTGGCAGGCCTCCGCTTGGTGGCTGGAGCGTAAATATCCAGAGGAGTTTGCAGCCAGACAACGGCACGAACTCACCGGCAAGAACGGCGGGCCCATTGCCACAGTTGATTTCATGAAGCTCAAATCAGCTCGGAACTTAACAACCATCGCCGAAACATACGAAGAATTTTATAAAGCAGTTGGTAGTAAGGAGGAAAAGCATGAAAAATGAGGTGGTGTACTTTGAAAAACAGTTTGTTCGAGTCGTTTCCTACGACGTCTGTCCCGAATTTTACGAACCGAAAGTTGAATCATTCGCAAAAACCGTTGAAGACAACCTCTTTAAGGAGTGGATTCTTACCCATTTCACCGGCATTAAAAAAGAACTGGTCGCCCTCCTCTTCGATGACCACAATATCCACACTGCCGCCAGAACACTTAATATCAGCAATGCGAAAGCCTACAAGATTCGAGACGAGCTAAGACATGAACTACCAAGCATACTTCAATGATGAGGGGAACCGCGAGCAATTCCTACGAGATCACCCCGAAGCCCTTGAGCGTTACGTTCTCCAATGCCAAAACCTAATTGAGCCAATTCCGCTGGCTCGCTTTTCGCAAATGTATGTTGCTCGCTACGATCCTGAGGCGGTGCTGAAAGAGTGGAAAGGAATCGAGTTTCAAAGCACTTTGGGCAATATATGGTCGACTCATCGAAAGTCACGCGTCCTAGCCCCACGTGAGCACCTGAAGACCACCAGTGTGCTGGCGTATCTGCTGAAGCGTATCTTCACTCGCACTTATCCGCTTGAGATTAGCTACTACCACATCAACGAAAAGATGGCGACGGAAAAGCTACGGAAACTCCGACGTATTATCGAGTCAAACGAAATACTGTCCGAAATCCTCCAGCTAGATGACGCTAAGAGCCTACGAGAAGACCAGATCATTCTGTCAGATGAAACGATCATTCAACCGCTCTCCTGGGAAATGGGCGTAGTGGGAAAACACCCTCACGTTATTGTTCTTGACGACGTAATCGACCGCAAAGTCATTTACTCAGATGAAGCTAACCAGAAAGCAATCGACAAGTTTTACAGCGATATTTACCCCATGATCTCTAAAGATGACCCCGACCGGCAGATTATCATCATTGGCACCGCTCAACGACAGGACGATCTCTACCACAACCTACCGGCTGATTTTTACTGTGCCACCTATAAGGCCATTATTAACGAGAAAAAGAAGCAAGTACTCGCGCCGGATCTGTTTACATACAAACAACTAACGAAAATTCGCTCAGATATTTCGCAAACCCAAGGCGAACGGTTCTGGCTCAAGGAATACCAGAATATACCGATGTCCGCCCAAGGCCTGATATTCAAGGCCGAGAATATCCGTTACTACGCTACGCCGCCAAATAACCTAACCAAGTTTCAGGGTTGGGACTTAGCGGTTGGCAAGGACTTGGAAAAGGGCGACTGGACAGTTTGCGTTACTATCGGCGTCGACTCCACTGACAAAGACAAGCTGAAGGTCTATATCCTTGATATTTACCGAGCTAGGATCAGCTTTGGTGAACGGCTGAAGATGATCGGCAAGAAGTTTAATGATTTTAAGCCGCAGCTTGTCGGCATTGAAGAAGTCGCTTTTCAGTACGATACGATCCAAGCCCTCAAAGACTCAACGCTTATGCCCATTCTTGGCGTCAAAGCCTTAACGAATAAGATTCAATCCTTTCAAACTGAGTTGGCGCCCTACTTTGAAAACGGTCAGATTTATATTCGTGAAGATATGAAAGACTTTGTGAATGAACTTTTGGCCATTCCTGCCTCCGAGTACGACGACCAAGCTGATGCCCTGAAGATCGCTATTAAAACGGCGTTGCAAGAACCAGTCAAACCAAGAGTGCGTGTCATTTGATTAGTGTAGCTGTGTCAGTGAGGAAACTAAGCAAACGATTTGCAAGGACTTCAAAAGACAGGTGTGTCCCGCCAATCTCCTTGAATACTTTCCATAAGGCTTCACGATCGCTTGGCTTTTCTATATCATCGATATTTGTAAACGATACCTCTATTCTTCGGTGTAAACGCCCTTTTTCCCAGTAGTCATCAGGTTTATCTTTTAGCCATCGTGGCATTAGATAATCAACACTCTTAATCAGAGCTGCCTCCTTGTCCGGAGTCATCCAGTTAGGTGGAGTAACAATAAACAGTTGAAAATCTGTACCATAGACTGCCATATTCGTACCGCGCTGCCATGGCCGATCGAGGTGTTCGATGAATACATTTCTATAAAATCTTATTTGATAGTACAGCCACAAAATGTCTTTTTTGTATTGATTCCAAAATGGTAAAAGCTTCCCGCTATACCCATCTCGTTCAAGTTGTGCAATCATCTCACGGAACGGATACTTACCGGGTATCGGTTCATCAAAATAGTCGCATAACACTTTTGCCCATTGATCCAACGTCATATTGGCGAAAATATATAAGCACTCCAGATCTGTTTTTAAGTTGTCTGTTGCCTGCACTTGTCCGCGCCATATTCTTTTGACTTCGCTTGGTGCGCTAATTCCACTATATTTATCAGCACCAATTTCATTACCCTTAATTGCAAGACGAGTATATTTCTTTCGGTTTTTTTGCATTCGGTCAAGAATATTTTTTATATCTTTTAATCGTTCAAGAACATAAGACTGATGATAAATTAGCCCCTTCTTATTATTTAGGATTGCCGAACTGAAAGAACCACTCAATTCCTGATGAGTTCGTACTGCCTCCGTAGCCAATTTCATTAACTTCACTGTTGTCTGCATTGTTAATGAAGTATACCAAAAACTAGCACACGAACTAGGGAGATTAGAGGACTGAGAAATAAATCGACCCAAATCAATATAATAGATCGATGATTAAACGACTTATTTCACTCCTTCGCAACAAAAGCCTCAAGCCTGTTTTCAATTTCTTTAACTTTGTCACCGGCAATACCGGCACCGACAGAAAAGATTTTTACTACGGGATCGTTTTTCGTTGCGTAGACGCAATTGCTACCAGCGTTGCGACCAACCAATTTGACCTCTTCCAAATCAACAAAGATGGTGAGGCGAAAAAGAACGTCGCCCATAAAGCAATTACGCTCTTGCGCCGGCCGAATAAGTTTCAAACCGGCGTTGACTTGCTCTATCTTATCTCCTCCCATATCGATGCTTACGGCGCAGCCTATATTTATCCAGTCAAAGCCTTAAACAACGAACCGATTGAACTATGGACGCTTGATCCAGCACGGGTCCAGATTAAACAGGACGAGGGCTTTATTACCGGTTACGTTTACACCAACCCTAAAGGCGAAAAGATTCCCTTTGAAACTGACGAGCTGTTTGAGGTTAAACGTCCCCACCCATTCAACCCGCATGACGGGGTGAGCACTATTGAGATGGCCAAACTGACTATTGAGGGCGATCTTAATGCCCAACTCTGGAACCGCAACTTCTTTAAGAACGGGGCTATTCCGTCCGGTGTCCTGACCACTGAATCAAACCTTGGGGACGAGGAGTTCGAGCGAGTCAAAGAGCAGTTCCACGAAAAATACGAAGGCCGAGAAAATGCCTATAAGACTCTTGTTCTTGAAGGCGGCTTGAAATATCAGCAGCTGGCCTTGAACCAAAAAGATATGGATTTCTTAGAGCAGCGCAAATTTCATCGTGATGAAATCCTCTCTATTTTCCAAGTCCCGAAAACTATTGTGGCTGTGACTGATGATGTTAATCGAGCCAATGCCGAAACCAGCGAATACGTCTTTGCCCGTCGAACCATTAAGCCCCGTCTCGAACTAATCTTTGAGAAATTCAACGTCTTTTATCTGCCGATGTTCAAAGGCACCGAAGGATTCGATCTCCGTTTTGATGACCCTGTGCCTGAAGACCGGCAATTGGCTCTCGAGGAAGATAAGAATTTAGTTAATAGAGTTTTAACAATTAACGAAGTCAGGGCGAAGCGAGGCTATGAACCGATTGAGGGTGGCGACGAGCTCAATCTAACCGACCAGAACACCAACAATCCCCCTAAGTCATTGAGCAAGGCCGTTAAAACTACGAAAGCCAAGCAATTATTAGCTGAACGTGACCAATATCTCAAAGGCAAAGAAAAGGAATTTCGCCAGAAGCTCGCCGCGCATTTTGATTTCCTCATTGATGACATCGAAAAAGCCAAGGTTCAAAAGGCTCAAGTTGGGGTTGAAGCGACGTTAGCTGCTATTATCCCTCCCATGAATCGCTGGACGCAAAGCACCGGCGAAATCGTGCTCCAGTTTAACGGCGCCACTTTACGCAAAGCCATAACCACCACTGGCACAATTTATAGCATGCCGATCAACTTTAGCCTTGAGCATACCGGAGCGATCTCATGGCTCAACCACCGGTCTCAAGAGACAGCTACAAGTATGCGAGATACCCTCCTTAACCGAAGCCGAGAAGTTATCGCTCGGAATCTTGCAGAAAATGTCACCAGCATTCCCAAGATTCGTCAGCAAGTAGCCGACGTACTCAATGAGGAAAAAGACTGGCGAGTCGACCGAGTTGTCCGCAATGAATTGCTCGAGGCCTACAACGAAGGCTCTTACCGAACTTATCAATCGAGTGGTGTCGTTAATGCAACCGAATGGATTACGGCCGAGGATGATCGGGTTTGTCCGATTTGCGAACCGAATGACGGCCACCACGCCGATATGGGTGAGTTATTCCCCAGTGGAGACGATAAACCACCAGCCCATACCCAATGCCGCTGCCAATCAATACCGTACTTTGGCTGAAGAAAAAAAATAATCAAAATCACTATAATACCTGCGAAAGTAGCAAATAATGCCTAAACCCCTACTTAACACCAAGCAATTTATCACCGCTGAATTCAAAGGTGTTCTTGATCGTGAGAACAAACTTATTTCAGGGGTGGTTGGTTCCTCCGGCGCCATAGATCGCCACGGGGAAAGCCTAAACCCGAACGGATGGTCGCTTAATAATTTCTTACGAAATCCGGTCATTCTCTTCGGCCACGACTATAAGAGCCTGCCAATCGGCAAAGCCCTCAAAGTCTGGGTTGAAGACAGTAAGCTGATGTTCACCATTAAGTTTGCTGACACGCCGATGGGTAATGAAGTATTCAAGCTCTTTGAAGAGGAGATGCTGAACGCCTTCTCGGTTGGCTTTATTCCAATCAAATGGGATGAATCCGGCGACTTCACCTTTGCTGAGATGGAATTATTGGAGCTTTCCGTC